GACCGGGAGCGGGCGGGTAAATCATGTGAACAGTTCAACGATTGTCATACAGAGTTACGCCCCGTCAATGTATGAGGCGGCAACCTTAAATGAGGCCGTAAAAGCCCTCATGCTCGGTGATGCAATCCTTGAACTTGGGGAAATCTGCAACGTGGAACTCAACACCGATTACAACTTTACTGATGAAACCGCAAAGAAATACCGCTATCAGGCGGTCTTTGATGTAACACACTATTAAAATGGGAGGATAGATATAATGGCTAACAATGCACAGAACGTTTCCGTTGGTAAGCCGAAAGTTGCGGGTGCGATCCACGTTGCCCCCGTTGGAACTTCTCTGCCTACCGATGCAACAACCGCACTCGGAGCGGGTTTTAGTCAGCTCGGCTATGTTTCTGATGCGGGCTTGACCAACGGCACAAACCTTGAAGTTTCCAAAATCAAGGCTTGGGGCGGTGATACTGTTCTCGTTGTGCAGACTTCCAAAGAGGACACTTTCAAGTTTGTTCTTTTGGAGACCTTACGCAAAGAGGTAGCACAGTTCGTCTACGGCGCATCCAACGTAACAGGAGACATCAGCACCGGGCTTACCATTAAGGCAAACAACGGCGAGGTTGACGAGGTTTCTATCGTCATTGACATGATTATGCGTGGCGATGTTGCAAAACGTATCGTCATTCCTGATTGCAAGGTTTCCGCAGTAGGCGACATCGTTTACAAGGATGATGAGGCTATCGGCTATGATACAACCGTAGATTGCATCCCGGATGCAAGCGGAAACACTCACTACGAGTATCTTATCGATCAGAGTCCAAGCACTTAAAACACAGGGGGTCACAACATGAACATTAAAACAAAGAGCGGGTTTAAGATTGATATAAACCCGGACAAGGCAAAAGATTGGCGTTTTGTTAAGGCTCTGGCGAAAGCTGAAAGCCCCAACGAGGGAACGCAGATAATCGGATTGACGGAGGCCGTCACAATTCTTTTGGGAGAGGACGGAGAGCAAGCACTTTGCCGACACGTTGAAAAGAACGGCGTTGCGGTGGCAGAGGACATCATCAGAGAAGTAAAAGAAATCATTGATGCTTGCGGTGAAGAAGTAAAAAAATAACGTACCTTATCGGCATGATAGCAACCGATAGGGATGCGCTGATATGTGACCTTGCGGAGACTTACCACATATACGATATGACGGCTTTTGCGCCTGATTATATTGCAATATTGGCGGTTGGTCTCCGTAATGACTCACGGATAAAAAGAAAACTATCCGGGTTAGATGTTGATATAAATACTCTATTATTGGCACATATCGTAGACAATACGGCTATCAATGTATGGTTTAAGACCGAGGACGGGCATAAAGGAAGAAACCGCCCGCAATCCATGGTAAAAAACCTCACGAAATCAGATAACAACGCCGGGGAAGTACAGAAGTACAGAACGGGCGATGATTTTATGAAAGAGTGGGAGCGGATAAATGGCAACAGAAATCGGCAAAGCGTATGTGCAGATAGTACCTAAAGCAGAGGGTATAAGTGGCTCTATTTCATCCGTTCTCGATGGAGAGAGCGAAAAAGCGGGTAAAAGTGCCGGGTTGAGTTTGGCTAGTGGCATGGGATCGGCTCTGAAAGGGGCTACCTCACTAATCACGGCGGGAACGGCTCTTTTTACCGGGGCAGTTGCTAAAGGCACATCCGATGTGGCGGCCTACGGTGACAATATCGATAAAATGTCACAAAAGATGGGGCTTTCCGCACAGGCGTATCAGGAATGGGATGCCGTGATGCAACATTCTGGAACATCCATGGAGGCCATGAAAGCCTCTATGAAAACACTAGCAAACGCCGCCCAGACAAATAGCAAGGCTTTTGAAGAATTAGGGATAACGCAAGAGCAAATTGCGGGTATGTCACAAGAGCAACTCTTTGAGGCAACGATATCCGCACTTCAAAACGTGGAAGATACCACAACACGCACTTACCTTGCGGGCAAGACCCTCGGCAGAGGTGCAACAGAACTCGGCGCACTACTTAACACATCAGCAGAGGACACACAGGCGATGCGTGACCGGGTGCGAGAGCTTGGCGGGGTAATGTCTGACGATGCCGTTAAAGCGGCGGCGGCGTTTCAAGACAATATGCAAGACCTCAAAACGGCAATCAGTGGCGTAAGCCGTAACATGATGAGTCAGTTATTGCCTAGCATGAATACCATTCTTGCGGGCTTTACTTCTCTGATTGCGGGAGAGGAGGGCGCAACCGAGCAATTAAGTCAGGGATTTGGTGAACTGTTCACATCCTTGGATGGGATCGCAAAAAACATCGTTTCGGCGATCACAGACATAATGCCGGGTATTATCAACGGGCTCGCAGAGGTATTGCCCGAAATGATAAGCATGGCAACATCGCTCATCGTTTCTCTGGCAGATGCCCTTGTAAATGCCTTACCTACACTTTTAACAACGGTTATCCCGGCATTGGCAGAGGCGGCAATACAAATCGTGGTTTCGCTTGGCGATGCAATCATAAATGCCGCCCCAAACCTTGTAAATGCGGGCGTTTCCCTCATGGATACGCTCAAAAACTCATTTAATCTGTCTGAAATGCTCGAAAAAGGACAGGAAACCGTAAAGGGCGTTTTGGATGGCATCACCACAAGGCTACCTGATGTATTAAGCAAGGGCGTTGAGATAATTACAAACGTTGTGAACGGCATTTTATCGAGTTTGCCCGAAGTCATCCGTAGTGTAACGGAAATGATAAGAACTTTCGTGGAGTTCTTATCGCAGAACGCACCTACAATCATGAAAAGCGGTATGGAATTGCTGATGAACTTGGTGCAAGGTATTCTCGACAATCTCCCGGAAATCATATCGGCAACGGTGGAACTCATCGGCGTATTGATACAGACAATCGTTGAAAACTTGCCACAAATTATTGAAATGGGCTTTGAACTTGTCACACAGTTAATCGTTGGACTTGTAAAAGCAATTCCTGACCTCATTGCCGGGGCTTTTCAGCTCATCGGTGGTATCGCCGATACGTTTAGTCAGTATAATTGGCTCGACATCGGCGTAAACCTCGTACAAGGCATCATAAACGGTATCTTGTCGATGGCAAGTGCTATTTGGGATGCCGCCAAGAGTGTAGCGGAGAGCGCATTTAATGCCGCTAAAGATGCCCTTGGCATTGCATCACCCGCCAAAAAGGGCATATACATCGGTGAAATGCTCGATGAGGGCTTTGCACTCGGCGTAGAGAACAAGATGGGGTTGGTAGACGATGCGGTGAATGAGCTTGCCGATACTTCCGTGAGTACGCTGACCGTTGCAAACTCCACGGAGTTTAACGGAGGGAACGCCTCTAATAATTGGGAATACCTTTTCGCAATCCTCGGCAAGTATCTCCCGGAAATCTCCGAACGTGAGGGCATCAACGCAAGCGATTTGTATAACGGTATCAACAGACAGTTAGGATGGGCGGTACAATGAGAAAATTCACCCTGATAAATAAAGACGGCACTACCTATGACATTACATCAAAGGGTAGTGCCTTTTTTTATAAGGTAGACGGCCTTGGTTATGAAAGAAACATGACCTTTTCACAGGTCTCTGACAATTTCCCTTTGATAACTGACAAGGCATCACAACAGACCATCACAGGCACGGTGAGATTTTGGCAACCGAACGCCGAAAAACAATACTTTGATTTTTGCAAGTTCCTGAAAAACGCACCCTTGCGGATGAAATACAACCCCGGTCACGGCGATTATTACCGCAACGGGTACATCAAAGCGGTGGGGCGTACAGACGGCAAAAACGATGCGCTCACCGCAGAGATATCGTTTATCTGTACCTCGCCATGGTATAAGACCATACAGGTTTATAACGATGGCGAGATCACGGACGGCAAGATTTACGATTACGAGTATGACTATACATACACCGATGCAACGCCGGGTAGTATCATCATCGACTCTGATAGCATGATTGATAGCCCCTGTAAGCTAATTATTTACGGTGCGGTCACCAATCCCGTATGGTCACACTATGTCAACGGCGTTTTGGTGGCAACCGGGAAACTCAATGCCACCGTGAACGTGAACAGAAAAGTTGTGATTGATACCACCACCGAGCCGTGGAGCATCAAACAGTTTGACAACCTCGGCAACCTTGTTTCCGATATGTACCAACTGTCAGACTTCTCAACGGAGCGGTTCATCCAGATACAGAACGGACGGAACATCATTTCCGTGACGGATGACGGTGCGGATGATGTCACATTAAGCGTGGAGGCTCAAATCGGCTATGACACCGTATAACATTGAGATTTTCCACCCTGATTTTACACTTGTGCAACATTATACGGTTGGGGCGGTGGTGTATTCCTTTGATTATCTGTCAATCGAGGAAAACTCCATCGTCATTCCATATGATGCGAACGTAAAACAGGGCGATTATATTTACCTCCGGGGTGATGTGGACTATTTCGGCGTGGTGAGTTCAATCTCGGTTGATAACGTGGAATTAGGGTATTCCGAGATACGCTATAAGCCGTTTATGAGCCTGTTCAACGAGAAAGTCATTTTTGATACCGACTTGCAAGGCTCTGGCACTAGCCTAGAGGATGCGTTAAAAGCGATCATAACGGACTATTTCGTTTCCAACGCCGATACGGCACAGAATATCTCCGGGCTGACCATCTCGACCATTTCCACCACCTCGGCGTGGGGTTTCAACCTCAAATCGGATGTTGAGGGATTGCACAAAACCCTCATCAATCTGTATGAGACCCTACTTGTTCGGTCAATGACAAAGTACAGGGTGGGATTGTATGCCACGCCCAACTTGCAGACACAGACAATAACGCTTGAAATCGGGGTAAAGACGGTTGCATCCCAGACCATCGAGGCAGATTTGCCGAACGTGATCGAGAGGGCAATCAACATCAAAGAAACGGATTTATCCATCAACAAGCTGACGGTATACAATGCGGCGAACTACACCCAGAATGAGATATTTTACCGCCACCCGGACGGAACGTATGACACTACGGATAGCGACAGGATAACCCCTGTTGTGTACGAGATAAAGACCGTGAAGATGCAAAGCGGAGAGACTTTCGCAGATGCGGCGGCAGATGTGGCAAAGGATGTTTTCAAAAAGGACACCTATAACAACCTCATTGAGTTGACCGTGCGAAATGATGATGATTTGGTAATGCCTAGCGGATTTACCATAGGGCAAGAGGTGACGATCATTTCCAACGGCACGGCGTATATATCCCTGTTCACAGGCATGAGCCGAGGCGAGACAACAAAACTCGTATTTGGCACGATACGGTTAGACTTGACCAAAATACTGAAAGGAGTATTGCAAAATGGCTAATGAAATCAGTTTGGTAACGGCAAGCGGTAGGACAGTTACCCCCAAGGATGACGGCATCATCTATGAGGTATTCTCCCCCGGTGACGGCATCATCTACGGCGGTGCGGTGACTATCAAGGATAGTTCCACTCTGCATATCACGGCGGGGCATGGTATCGTTTGCGGGCGTAAGTTCACCATTGACGATAGCGACATCCCTGTTGCTCTGTCCGGGTCTGGTAGCCTTTTAGGGCGGTTATACATTCATCTTGACCTTGCAGATGCGGCTGACCCCATCACTTTGCTTGTGGAGACAGGTGAAAGCCTGACCCCTGTTGTTCAGGATGCTGATGTAAATATCAACAATGGTGTATTTGAAATCAACCTCGCTACTTTTGATGTTGACACCATTACCATTTCAAACCTCGTTGATGTTGCTCCCACGGTTTCCCGGAGAGGCGACACCCCGGAAAGCGTTGGAGGAGGAATTATCTTCTCGTTCACCGATGACAACGGAGACCACACAGGCGAAACCATCACAATCACCAAAGGCTCGACCGTGGTCACAGGTGAGGTTGGCGTTGGTACTACGCAAGTGAGTTTCCCGGAGACAGGCACAATCACGGTACAGGTGGGAAGTAGTTACACACGCATTGTATCTCTGCCTTACTTCAAGGATGTTCATTTTGACCTTGGCACAGTAAATTACGGCTTTAAGGTCTCCAAAGCAACGCAGAACCCCTCAAGCCGTGTCGAATACCTCGGTGATGCGGTTGGCTTTACTCCCGCAAAGATGAATTTCTCGTCTGGGGTGTTTGATTACGGAGATTGGGCGGGAGCGTTCTTTATGCCTCGCCCTTGTATGTTAAAGAACGATGGCACGGTAGATTATTACCTCGACCCTGACGATTATGCAAAGAAAGCAGACGGAACACCCTCTGACATCACGGACAGTTCTTATAATGGCGATGTCATGGTGGAGTTCCCCAAGATTTTTGTAAAACGTACCGAGGATGCCAATTATTACTATGTTTACATCTCCGATCAGAAGTTAGATGCGAACTACAAGTGTTATGCAAACCTCGATGCAAACGGCGCAGAAATCGACCATTTCTACGTTTCCGCTTATGATGCGTGCGTGGTAAGCAACACCTTACGCTCTCTGTCCGGGAAAGCACCCGCCAACACCATCACAGGCTCTGACCTGATCGCTGATGCTTTGCGGAAAAACTCAAATAGCAACTATGAAAACGGTGGTTGGTACATTCAGCAATGGTGCGATAGAGCCTTAATCAATGACTTGCTCGTACTTATCGGAAAATCTACCAACACACAGGAAACGTTCGGATATGGTCACTACACAGGCGGTACGAGCGCAAGTTCTCTGTTGAACTCTGGAACAATGAACGATAAAGGCTTGTTCTGGGGTAAATCCGCATCCGGGTACGGCGTTAAGGTATTCGGCATTGAGAACTATTGGGGCAACCTCTGGAAGCGGTGCGGCGGTCTGATGGCAAGCGGTAGTTCTGTCTATGCAAAGATGACTTGGGATACCACGGACGGCTCGGCGGGCAGAGGATACGGCACAACCGCCGTTTCCACCATGAAGAACATGGGAAAGACACTCGACGGCACATCTGGAGGTTATATCTCCAATACGTACAATTCCGATTTCGGCAACATCCCTGTTACCGCCAATGGTTCATCCGAAACATACGAGTGCGATGGTTTATGGTTTACATCAACTGCGGGCGTGTATCTCGCCCTTGTCGGGGGCAACTGCAACGATGATCTCCTTGTGGGTGCGTTCTGCGTGATTTTGAACCGCGCGGTTTCGGTTTCGAACTGGGCCTATGGCGCGTCCATTTCTTGTAAACCACTTGCGTCCTAGGAAGGGGCGCAGATGCGTAAGCATCAAGCGGAAACCTAGGTTTCCATTATACGGATTGGTTAGAGCGATCTCGCCCATGTCGGAGGCAACTGCAACAATGATCTCCATGTAGGTGCGTTCTACGTGAATTTGAACAACACTGTTTCGAACTCGAACTGGAACAATGGCACGTCCAACTCTTATCTAAATTTGGAATATTAACCTAATGCTCTTCCTTTTCGTTACCTCTTGGTAAAAATTAACTCGATGCAAGATGCGGTTAGTAGGAAACGAAAATCGCATAGAGGATAAGAAGAAACTTGAAAACATACAAAAACCTCTGGGATGACTTTATATCGGAGAAAAACATCAGGGAGGCTATTCACAACGCCTCCCTTGGTAAAAAGAGTAAGTTCCTCAAACGCCGTCTAAAGCAGATGAACGAGAACCCGGATAAATATATCGAAAAGATACGGTATATCGCATCCCACTATAAAAATGGCGTTCATACGCCTGTTCAGATTTATGACGGCATCCAGAGGAAGAAAAGAATCATCATAGTACCGAACCCATACGAACAAGTGGTACATCACATGGTAGTCAATACGCTTAAACCCATGATGATGCACTCCATGTATAGGCATACTTACGGCTCGATCCCGAACCGTGGCGGTCATGCGGGCAAGAAACAACTCTGCAAATGGCTACCGAGCAAATATGTCTTGAAAATGGATGTCAAGAAATACTTTGATAGCGTTTCACAAGATGTCCTCATAGAGAAGTTGGAGCGGAAGATAAAAGACGAGCGGTTCATGGAGGTGGTAAAAACCATCATCCATGCAACGGAAACAGGCATCCCGCTCGGTTTCTACACCTCGCAATGGTTCGCCAACTTCTATCTGACAGACCTTGACCACATGATAACATCGGAGCTTGGTTTCGGGCACTACATGAGGTACATGGACGATATGGTGGTTCTGGGGAACAACAAAAGAAAACTCCACGAGTTGAAGAACATCATTGAGGAATACCTCAAAAACGAACTCGGTCTCACACTCAAAGAGAATTGGCAGATATTCCGCTTTGATTATCCTCATAAAGACGGAACAAACCACGGAAGATGTATCGACTTTATGGGGTTTCGGTTTTTCCGTGGCAAAGTCATCCTCCGAAAATCCATCATGCTGAAAGCCTCACGGAAAGCACGGCGGATAGCAAAGAAAGACAAAGTATCTTGGTATGATGCCTCACAAATGGTGTCATATTGTGGATGGTTCAAATCATGCGATACATACGGATGTTTTGAGGCTAGGATTTATCCGTATGTCCAGATAAGGAACTTGCGTAAGAAAATCTCACATCATAGCAGAAAGGTGGCATAAAACATGGAATGGAAACACGTTGAGTCAACAGTAAAGCCTAAAAAGCGGGAAATCAATTTCGGAACGTACTATCTGCGCCGAAACATCGAACTCCACAAAGGCACGGAAGATAAGCCTGATATGTGGCACTACGAACAGGCCATGGCAACGCCTGACGAGTACCTTGCTGATTTTGAAGAAGAATTTGAGGCTCTGCAAGAGGCAGTTTATGGAGATCGGTAAACTGACCATCCCAGAACTCATCGAGCTGATGAACGACATTCTAAAAGAAATTGAACTGCGGTTCATGGAAAGAGAGGATTTTGGTGGTGAAATTTGATTTTGTTGACAAGTACAATGCGGCGGTTGGTACGGCGGTTGCCGTCCTTACGGCTATTTTCGGTGCATATTGGTATCTGTTTGCCGGGTATCTGTTGCTCAATGTTCTGGATTGGCTCACAGGATGGAACAGGGCGGTAAAACTGCAACAATCATCCTCTGACAAAGGCTTAAAGGGCATCATCAAAAAGACAGGCTATTGGGTAATCATCACCGTGGCTTTTCTTATCCCCTCTTTGATAATCGGGGTAGGCCGTGACATTCTCCACGTTGATTTGGGATTTATGACGGCGTTAGGGTGGCTTACTCTGACAATGCTGATCGTGAACGAGGCGAGGTCAATTCTGGAAAACCTCGTTGAAACAGGGTACAACGTGCCTGACTTCCTCATAAAAGGCTTGGATGTGGCGGCAAAGTTAGTCCAGAACAAGGCAGACGAGGACAGGCCGAGTGATGAGTTGCATGAGATAACCTTGGAGGGTAACAATGAAAATCACAACTGAATGGATAGATGGAGCAAATCACACCATACCTTGTGACCCGAACAATTACAAAAAGAAAACCTCCCGCAACGTGGAGTTTATCGCCATTCATTACACCGCCAATACATCGGATACGGCTTACGCCAATGCAAAATACTTCTCATCCGGGTATCGTGGCGCATCCGCTCATTTCTTTGTAGACCCGAACGTTATCTATCAGAGCGTAAAGCTGAAAGATGTTGCGTGGCACGTTGGGGCAAAGAAATATACGCATCCGTCATGCCGAAATGATAACTCCATCGGGATCGAGATGTGTACCTCCGGGAACTGTCTTGTTTCTGATGCCACAAAGAGCAAGGCGGCGGGTGTAGTGGCTTACCTGTTTATCAAATTTGGGTGGAGTGCTGACGAGGTTGACACAAGGGTACTCCGTCATTGGGATGTGACAGGAAAATGGTGCCCCGCACAGATGGCGGGCACAGGAAATGCGGAGTGGTTAGAGTTCAAAGACACGGTGAGGCAGAAGATAGCGGCGGCAACCGCTCCCCCGGTTGCACCTCAAATCTCCGCTCTGATTTTCGATGCCGAGTATTACGCAAGGCGGTATTCTGACCTTAAAGAGGCGGGGCTGAATACTCCGATGCAACTTGCCGAACATTTCCTCCGTTTCGGTATGGCAGAGTTAAGACAGGGTTGCGAAACATTCTCCCCCACCGTCTACAAACAGTACAACGAGGATTTGCGGGTGGCGTTCGGTGATAACAACCCGCTTTACTATCAGCATTATGTGAATTATGGGTACAAAGAGAACCGGGTTCATGTTTGACACGGCATTGACACGGAAAAACCAAAACGCAGTAAAATAGCATGATATGGGGTTCGGAAAATGGGTTCGAGCCCCGTTGCGCCCATAACGAGAAAAGACCGTAGTTAATAGGCTTTGCGCCTGTTTTCTACGGTCTTTTTTGTTTATTTTTGAACGCTCACAGTTCGCATAAATACGCATGGGTATTTTGGCATTTGACATGAAATTTGTCACGAAAAATAAGCTCCCATTTTGTTTGCAAGGTTTTTCTTTGCCTCATCCATTCCGATTGCGTGCTTGTATACCCTATCCATGACGGATGAGGTTTTCCACCCGCCCACATTTTGGATTTGCTTATCACTCCATCCGTCATTATGGAGTTCCGAAACGAGCAGATGCCGTAAGCTATGCAATTTGAACCTAGGCATATCTAATTTCTTTTGTATCTGTATCAACTTCTTATACGGCGCACCCGGAGAACCTTTCCAGATGTAACCTTGCGCCCGTATCTTGTTCGCCAAATCCTCGTCAATCTCTATTGTGCGGGTTGAATCCGTGGTTTTGGTGGTCTTTATTACCATTTTCTTATCAGAATTGATGACCTTGGCCTTGTTGATCGTCAGCGTAGTTCCGTCAAGGTCATCCACCGTCAGAGCGAGTATTTCAGACCGCCGTAAGCCGTACATGGCTATACGAAAGAAAATCTCATACGGCGTGTCCTCTACCTCTTTTATTATCCTTGCCACATCCTCAACGCTCGGTAACACAATCGGAGATATGACCGCTTGCGGTATCGTGGGGCTTTTGATGTTGCATCCGTAGAATTTGAACACGGAAGAAAGGAAAATGTAAAAGTTTTTGATCGTCTTGGGCTTTCTACCGATGGCATAATTGTTTACTTCTGTCTGGAACATTGCCGTTGTGACCTGACTTAAAGGACAACGTGCGAACCCGTCAGAGAGTTGGCGCATGATTGACTCATAGCCGGGAATGGTGCTAGGCGATAGCACGTTGTTTTTTGCGGTGATATACGCACGGCACGCACCAATGACCGTATACTCCCCTTTTCTCGGTACGTTTACGGTCATATCAGAGACAATCTTGGCGGCCTCAATTTGCGTGGGGCGATGGTCAAGCGTAACGGAGTAGCTTTTACCGTTTACCATCTGGCGTATGCGGTAGTTCCCGGAGGGTAGTTTCTGTATGTTCACTCAATCACCCCCTGTCAGTTTTCTATGATAATGTAAAATTCTATCAATCATTGCTTTTGTCTGTTCATCGGCTTTGTGATATTCAATCAAAAATTCCCTATCACCATCAGAAAACACATAATCAACATCTGTCTTTCCGTCTATCAATTCTGTCTTTTGACATCCGAACACCTGACACATTGCCTCTATCATTCCCATGCGTGGCTCTGTACGCCCACACTCCCATGATGAAATGGTTTTGTTTGATATATGCAAGCGATCCGCAAGGTCTGATTGCTCCATGTTTGCCGCCTGTCTGTACTTTCTTATGTTATCGCCTATCACTACAAAACACCCCCTTTCTAACTGTACTATACCACGCCCAAAATAAAAAAATCTATATTTTATAGAATTATATGTTGACAGTCTACAAAACATAGATTATATTACAAGAGTAGTCTACAAAATATAGATTGAAAGGAGGGGTACAAATGGCATTGACTTTGCGGATGTGGAGGCTTGCAAAGGAAATCTCCCAAGAGAAAATGTCTGAAATGCTCGGCGTTCATGTAAACACATATCAGAATTGGGAAAAGAACCCGGAGAACATTTCCATTGGGAACGCTCGGAAGATATGCGAAATCCTTGAAGTCTCGGAAAACGAGATTGATTTTACAGAAAAGAGGTAATAAATGCCAAAAGTAACACTCACCCAGACACAGAGGATAGAGAACCGGGTAAATGCGTGGATTTTACTGCAAATGAAAATTCAAAAGAAAAGCCAAGCGGATATTGGCTACCTGTTAAACCTACCCGGCAAGTGCATCGGTGAGAGGTTGCGAGGGGTAACGCCTTGGAAGTTTGGCGAGGTTCTGGAAGTAGTCAACGCCCTAGGGGGCAGATTGGAGGAAATCTTATGGAATATGTAACGCTCGAAATGTTGTATTGGCTGAACGCACACGGCATTCGTTTCGTTGTGGAAGATGGGCAGATTACAGATGTTGAACAGGATAGTTGAGGGCGTTTTCATCGGCTTTATGGCGATCAATGCCGCCGTGGCACAGGTAAACCCGGAAATAAACCTCATGGCTCGTATGGTACAGGCAGAGGCGGGAAACCAAATCGAGGACGGGCAGAGGCTTGTGATTGATTGCGTACTCAATAGAGCCGAGTCGGAGTATTTTCCTGACACCATATCGGAAGTGATAAACGCACCCGGTCAGTTTGAGGTGGTGGCAAATGGGGCAATCCGCAAGGCAAAACCCACGGATGCGGTATATGAGCTGATACGGCAAGAGAGAAAGGAACGCACAAACAACGAGGTTATTTATTTCACGGCGGGCGGTTTCAATCCGTCAGGTGAGCCGTGGCAGAAAGTAGGGGATCACTATTTTTCCACCATCAGAAAGGATTTGAAAGATGATTGATGCAATCAAGATATATGCAGACTTTGAAAGCAACATCCGGGATGTAAGGGATATCTTGTCAGACAACGAGAAAGTTGACCTTTTCATTGAAAAGGGGAAAGTGACCGTCATGGTAACGCATGAAATCCCCGGAGGAGCAGAGGAAGTCTTGCACTACACGTTGGAGGGCGAGTGATGGAAGAATATCAGGCAAATCTGATGCGCCCCATGTATCAGGAAAAAGAAGAATTTTCCCACGAGTGCGAGGAGTGCGAAAACGGCATCCACCTGTATGAGAAGTATTACACCGTGCCAAGCGGGGTTTTCGGTCTGGATCAGGTACTATGCGAGGATTGCACCATGCGCCATGTGAGTTATGCAAGACATACAACGGAGTGTATCTATTGTGGGCGAGAGATTGAAGAAGATGAGGATTGCTTTATCACGGGCGATGAGGCGTGTATCTGTCTGGATTGCCTTGCGGATATGTCAACTATCAATGTCGATTGATGTTAGGAGGATGAAAGATGACGGCTGATGAATTAAGAGCGATAAACGAGAAGTTAAAGGCTATTGATGTTAAGGGCAAAGGTTACGTTCAGGTGACCGAGCGGGTAAAGGGGTTTCGTGAGCTTTTCCCCAATGGGCGTATTGAGTGCGAGATTGTTGACCTCAAAGACGGCGTTGTGACCATGAAAGCCTATGTAAGCGATGATAACGGAAGATTGATCGCTACCGGGTACGCACAGGAAAAAGAGTCATCTTCCTATATCAACAAGACATCATTTATTGAGAATTGCGAAACCTCGGCGGTTGGGCGTGCCTTGGGTTGGGTAGGTATCGGCGTTGACGGCTCTATGGCAAGTGCTGACGAGTTGGCAAACGCTATCACAAACCAAAAGAAGATGAAAGAGGAAGATGCCAAAAAGGCCGCAGAGACCGCTTATCCCTCCAGAGATGAGATGATCCGGGTTATCTCCGAAAAGAACCTCAATGACCCTGACAACATCAACAAAATCCTGAAATGGGCGGGCGTTCAGTTCCTCGAGGATATGTCTGACGAGAAGTTATACACGGCATATAACAAGGCGGTTAAAAAATGACAGGCAAGACGGATGATGTTGTTGTTTTCCTCTTAAAGCAAGACAAGGGCATCATGTGGGATTTATCGGAGCATAAAGAACATCGCAAGCGGTCACTCGATAGCAACGCCTATTTCCATGTTCTATGCGATAAGTTGCGTCAGAAGTTGGGTATCAGCATGGCAAGGTGTAAAAACCACCTGATAGCCGATTACGGGCAAATTGAGTATATAGACGGCGCACCGATGATATACAAGACCAACGCCCCGGAAGATTACATGATGGAAAAAGAAACGGTGCATACAAAGTGCTTTCGTATCACCGAGGAGAACGGGAAACCTGTTTATTGGTATCGGATTTATCGAGGGAGTCACACATACAACACCGCCGAAATGGCGAGATTGATTGATGGAACGATTGCAGAGTGCAAGGCACAGGACATCGAAACGGAAAGCCCTGACGAAATCGCCCGGATGCAAGCGTTATGGGAGTCACGATATGCGAAAAGAGAGGAACAAAAAGGGGTCACTCCGAGACCTGATTGATAACGAAATCGAGAGCGTTGCAAAAGAGATTTGTGACGAGTATTGCAAATGGCCTCTGTTGTGGGATGAGGAGGCAGAGGGCGAACCTCTGGAAAGTAGCCACGTTTGCAAGAACTGTCCTTTTACGAGGCTTTAAGGTAGGGGGTCACATGGAATACAAAGAGTTTTTGAAAACAAAGGAATTGCAGACGATAGATGCCGGGTTTGATGTTCCTGAACAATGGCTATCTGACAGGCTCTTTCCGTATCAACGGGATATTGTCAGATGGGCGTTGAAAAAGGGAAAGGCGGCGATCCTGACGGGGTGCGGTACGGGCAAAACGTTCATGCTTTTAGAGTGGGCGTATTGCGTACACAAACAGACCGGGGGAAAGGTGCTGATAGTATCGCCCTTGTCTATCGTTTCCCAGACGGCAAGAGAGGCAGAGAAGTTCGACATCTGCAAAGTCAATGTATGCCGTACAAAGGCAGATGTTAAGGATGGATTGAACATCACCAATTATGAGATGGTGGAACATTTCACCGCATCCGATTTTGTGGCGGTGGTTCTGGATGAAAGCTCAATTCTCAAATCCTTTACGAGCAAGACAACGGCGGATTTTACTGATAAATTTTACCGAACACCATACAAACTACTATGCACCGCCACAATCGCACCGAACGATTATACGGAGATTGGAACATCATGCGAGTTTTTAGGCATTATGAGCCGAACCGAGATGCTTGCAACGTATTTTGTGCATGACGGCGGTAAAACATCTGATTGGCGGTTGAAAAAAGCCGGGGTGAGTAAGTTTTGGGAGTGGTTCGCAACGTGGGCTATCTATTTCAACTCACCGAAAGACCTCGGCTATGAGGATGAGGGGTACGAATTGCCTCCGCTGAACATCGAAACGATCCTCACGAAATCCGAGGTAGAAGATTATCAGATGTTCGTAAAGGTTGCGGAGACCTTACAGGAACGCCGAGAGGCACGCAAAGAGAGCATGGAAGATAGGACGGATAAAGCATACGAGCTGACACAATCAGACCCGTCACAATGGCTCTTGTGGGTGGACTACAACGATGAGAGCGAAATCCTCCGCAGAAAAATCCCTGATTGCGTGGAAATCAAAGGAAGTGATGACCCGGAAACGAAAGCACAGGCAAGCATCGACTTTGCGGATGGTGGCATCCGATGTCTTGTGAGTAAACCGTCAATCTTTGGCTTTGGGTCAAACTTCCAGAGTTGCCACAACGAAATCTTTTGCGGGTTGTCTGACTCTTACGAGCGGTTTTATCAGGCGGTGCGGAGATGTTGGCGGTTCGGGCAGAAAGAACCCGTAAACGTATACATCATCCTGTCGGAGAAAGAGGTAAGCATCTTGGAGAACGTGAGACGGAAACAAGCCCTCATGGATGAGATGCAAAAGAACATGACCGCCCTGATGAAAGAGGTCACTCTGTCAGAGATAAAGCACACCACCCGCATCACAACGGACTATAAGCCCACGGAGCAATTCACGCTCCCGGCATTTATGAAAGGATAAAGGACATGAACGTAATTGACCAATACGAAACAGATAGATATTGCCTGATAAATGGTGACTCATGCGAGATTATGAGTGCTTTGCCGTCAGACA